CGAACAACTGGCACTGGCAACCGGCCCGCCAACTAAGCCGCGCGGGATGTGCAAAGACGCGCGGTGGTGGTGGAAGCAAACCGTCGACAGTATGCCGCCGGGCGTCTATGGAAAATGCGATAGCGCGTTGTTGCATCAGGCTTGTGATTGGTGGTGTATGTATAAAGAAGCCCAGCGGCGCGGGGATGACGTAGCAATGGCAAGGGCAACCGACCGCTACGTGCAGCTGTCGAGTAAGTTAGCCCTGGGGCCAGTCGAGAGAACCCGCCTGGAGTTTAACGGGGAAACTGTAACCGAAATAAAAACCCGCGCTAGATCATGACAAACCACAAACCCAAAAAACCCCCGGCCCGGATGATTCAAGACGCAGCCGATGAACGCGCAAAGGCTGACGGCTGCCTGTACGACCCGCAGCGGGTAGAGCATGTAATCGAATTCATGACAGAACACCTGCGGCTCTATGAAGGGGAATACGCCGGGCAACCAGTGCAGCTAATGAAGTGGCAAATAGATTTGTTTTCCAGGCTGTTCGGCTGGGTGAAGTGGTCGAAAGATTGGAATAGGTACGTCAGACGGTTTACCCGCTGCGGGTTATGGGTGCCAAAGAAGAACGGAAAAAGCCCTACCTGTGCAATGCTGGGCCTGTATCTTTTAATCGCAGACGGCGAACCAGGGCAGAAGGTTTTCTCAGCTGCTAAAGACGGCAGGCAGGCGGGCATCATGCACGCACACGCTAGGCACATGGTCGAACAGTCGCCGGTACTATCCAAAGAGCTAAAGATTAACAAGGCAACGGGCAGAATATACCATGAGCTAAGCCGCAGCACCTACGAAGTACTGGCAGGGGACAACATCAGGGGCCAGCATGGGCTAAATGGTTCTGTAATCATTGACGAAGTGCACGTTGTAGATGAGCGATTGGCGCGGGTGCTTGAATATATGGGCGCGAGTCGCTCTGAACCGCTCCAATTTGAAGCCAGCACAGCAGGAAACAACCCGGAAGGGTACGCCAAAAAACAGTTTGACTATGGGCAGGCCGTCTCTGAGGGCATGATCTACGACGATTCATTCTTATTTATCAACTATTCAGCACCCCAGACGGCAACAGATCACGAGTGCGGCAAGGTTGGAACTTGGAAAAAGGCGAACCCAGGGTTAGGCGTAACGATTAAACGCGCAGAATTCGAGACAAGCTACAAGCGGGCTAAGCGTAGCGTCGCCGATTTTACCAGCTGGAAGCAGTTACGGCTTAACATCTGGCAGAGTGCCGCTAACCCGTGGCTACGGAAAACCGACTGGGATAAGTGCGGGGACGACTTCACAGCAGCCGATTTAACCGGGCAACGTTGCTTCGTTGGTTTGGATTTGTCCCGCACGCGAGATATGACCGCTATAGTCTGTGTGTTCAGGGACGACGACAACTACAAGCTATTGCCTTACTTCTTTCTACCAGAGGAAACTGTTAAAGATCATGCGAACCAAGCCAGTTATCAACAGTGGCACGATAGAGGCTTTTTGCAATTAACAGCGGGCAACGTTTTAGATTATGCTGTGATAGAGAAAAAGGTGGCTGAACTATCTGAACAGTTCGACATTGTAGAACTAGTTTACGACCCGTGGAGTGCAGAAGAACTAACCCAGCGGCTAGAGTTAGAACACTATATCCCGCGTACACAATTCAAGCAGACAATTAGCAACTTTGCCGCCCCGACTGCCGAAATGGAAAGGCTAGTATTAAACCAGAACTTAACGCACCCGCGCCACCCGGTGTTAACTTGGCAAGCCTTGCACACGCAAACCAAGAGCGACAACAACAACAACTACCGACCAGTCAAACCGCCAAACGCAAACCCTAAGAAAATCGACGGCATAATCGCGGCTGTGATGGCTCTTAGTAGGGCTATCAGTGAGCAGGGGCCGCTTTCATATTACGAAAACAACGAGATAGAATTGGCCTAAACCATGAGCGAAAACATGATAGACCCGCAGCGGGAAGCAGAGCCACGATCTTTAGAGAACCCTAATATTCCGCTTGGTAGCCCTGAGGTCTGGCAATCTGTTTTTGGTGACGCTTCCACAGAAGCAGGGGAAGCAGTCGGCCCGCGCCGGGCACTTACCTACTCCCCCGTTTGGCAGGCTGTCAACTTGATTAGCGGCGACGTTGCAAAGCTGCCCCTGGACGTATACAAGCGGCTGCCAAACAACGGTAGGGAAATTGACACAATGCACCCGGCCCAGTTCCTGATTCGGCGCAAGTGCAATCCGACAATACACAGCTTCAAGTTCTGGCGGCGCATGCTCACACACCTTCTCATATGGAATAACGCTTATGCGTTGATTGACTACGGGCGGCAAGGCGTGCCGGTTGGCCTGTTGCCGCTGCTACCCGACAGGACGCGCCCAGAGATACAGCAAGACGGCAGCATTATTTACGTTACAGAAGTTGGCGGCGCGTTGCATGGTTTCGACGCTTCCCAGGTGTTGCACTTTGAAGGGATCAGCGTATACGGTGACGCCGACTGCGAGCTTATTTACGAAATGCGAAACGCGATAGCCCTTGGCCTAGCGGCTGAAAAATTCGCCAGCCGCTTCTTCAAGAACGGGGCTAGAATCGGGGGCGTGCTGGAAGTGCCCGCAGGGATGAGCAAACCAGCGGCTGACAACTTAGAGACTGGCTTCCGAAAGACGTACGAGGGCGTTGATAACAGTTTCCGTACTGTCATATTAAGAGACGGGGCAAAATTCCACGAAGCACAATTTACTCCAGAGCAAAGCCAGCTTGCCGGGGCACGGCAAGAGCAGGTTAGAGAGGTAGCCCGCTGGTACAACCTGCCGCCCCATAAGCTGGGATCGCCTGTAAACGTTTCTTATGCGTCACTCGAACAGGAAAACAGGTCTTATCTTGACAGCTGTTTATCTGCTTGGCTGCACACGATCGCCAGCGAATGCTACTTAAAGCTACTAACCCAACAGCAGCAAGACGAAAACAGCCACTTTATTGAGCACAATACCGGGGCACTGATACAGGCAGACATAAAAACACAGTACGAAGTGGGCCGCCTGGGTATCGAAATGGGCGTATTGTCCCCCGACGAGTTCCGCGCAATGCAAAACCAGAACCCGCGCGACGACGGGCTAGGGGGGAAATTCTTAAAGCCCCTTAACATGAGCTTTGCCGATGAGCTACCAGAGCCAGAACCAGAGCCAGCCGCCCCTGTTGCCCCTGTGCCAGTTGACGACGAACCAGCAGAAGAACCAGCCGACGACGACAGCGAAGCCGCCCAGGAAGCCGCCCGCGTTGCCCTGGGCAATAGCTTAGACGCAGCAATGCAAAAAACACTTGCAACCATCAAACGCTGGGCACGCCAAAAGACAGCAACCGCGTTTCTAAATCACGTAGACAACCGATTAACCGAACAGCTAGAACCGTTTCTAGCTAGAATCGGGGACAGTTTAAGCGTTTTTGCGGCTCTTAATGGTGCCAGTGGGGACGAAATAGGGCAAAAGGTGGGCTGTAGCTGGCTCGAAATAGTGCGAAAGTCTGTTAATGATACCCTTGAACACGCCACAGCTGACGAACTAGAGGCCGCAATAGAGCAAAAGTGCAAGCAATTACTAAGCGAAAACTTAACCTTATGGAATCTAATCAATGAATACCGAACGACGTAATAACAACCAGAGAGTAAGAATCGAAAAACGAGACGGGCAGCCGTCCAAGATTGTGGGATATGCTGCCGTTTTCTACCGGGACGACGACCCAGGCACGCAGTACGAACTGTATAGCGGGCACTTTGAGCGAATCCAGCCGGGCGCGTTTACCCGTGCTCTGGGAGAAAACGACGACGTGCGCGGGCTGTTCAATCATGAGCCTAGCGCCATACTGGGGCGCGCCCAGGCGGGCACGCTTTCGCTATCTGAAGATGACACCGGGCTGCGCTATGAAATAGACGTTCCTGATACCCAGGTAGGCCGCGACGTAGCAACCAGCATAGAACGGGGCGACGTTACAGGGTCTAGCTTTGCCTTTTCAATTAGTGAGGGCGGCAGCGAGATACGCAAAGACGGGAAAAATACAGTGCGAGAGATTAACGGCGTAGCACTTTACGACGTTGGCCCTGTTACCTACCCCGCATATGAAGCAACCACAACAGGTATACGGGCAGCTGACGGCATTAAAGAAGCACGCCTAGCCTTTGAACAGTTCTATATTGATCAGGAATCGGTAGAAGTACGGCTTAGGATAATTGCTATTGATACCGACAGCTAATCTGTAACAATACCAACAACAGAACAACCAAACGCACAAAGCGCGGTAATTGTTTGCAACATTTACGAAACATTAGTAAATGCCAGCAACAGGGCCGCGCTTTTTTTTGCGCAGTCTGAAAGCTGGCAGCTTTCAAACTGGAGATTTAGAACCATGGCAGACTTCAAAAAGTTACAAGAGCAGCGCGAACAACTCGCGGCACAAATCAAGACCCACGGCGAAAGTCAAGACAGCTGGGCAGACGAGGACCGCGCAAAGTGGGAAGCACTCAACGAAGCCTACAACGCAAACGCAGAAGAACTTACCCAGGCACGCGAAAAAGCGAACGTAGCAGCGCGACTGGCTGAGGTCGAAGCCGCAAAAGAGGAAGTTTCTTTTAGAGAGAAGCGGCAACGCACGGCAGAAACCCGCCCAGAGATTACCGACGAAACTAGAACCCTGGCTTTCGCAGCCTGGGCGCGTCAACAAAATGGTTTTGGCTTGGACGATACACACGTCGAAGCCGCCCAGCGTTTGGGCTTAGATCCTAAATCTAGCTTTTTGGATGTGCGACTTGCTAAGCACGCCCCCGTCATGAGCCATGACGGCTGGGGAAAAGAAGTCAGAGCACAGAGCGTAGGCACTGATTCTGCCGGTGGATATCTGGTTCCCGAAGGATTTTCAAACGAGCTAGAGAAAAGCCTGCTGAGTTTTGGCGGTCCTCGTAGCGTCTCGCGTGTTATTCGCACCTCAACCGGTAATGATGTACCGTGGCCGACTAGCGACGACACCGGCAACAAGGGCGCACTGTTGGCAGAAAACGCTGCTATCAGCGAGCAGGCTGCCACGTTTGGCGTCAAAACTCTCAATGCCTATAAATTAACGAGCAAGTCAATCCTCGTGTCAGCGGAGCTTCTTCAGGATAGCTTTTTTGATCTTGGCGCAGAAGTTGGCGCGATGTTAGGCGAGCGGCTTGGACGCATTGAAGCGCAGTACAGTTCCACCGGCTCTGGCAGTTCAGAACCACAGGGCGTGGTTGTTGGCTCTGGCCTCGGTAAGACGGCAGCAGCGGCCGATGCCATTGCTTCCGACGAACTTTTTGATTTGCTCCACAGCGTAGACCCGGCATATCGTAACAGCAGCAGCTTTGGCTGGATGATGCACGACAACATCCTGCTTGCTCTGCGAAAGTTAAAAGACGACAACAACCACTATCTGTGGCAAGAGGGAATGTCAGTTGGCGAACCCGACAGACTGCTTGGTTATCCGATTACGATCAATCAGGATATGCAGAGCAGCGTGGCAACCGCCGAAAAAACCGTCTTGGTCGGTGACTTTTCACGCTTCATTATCCGCGACGCTGGGCCTATTCGGATGTTCCGATTAGAAGAGCGCTATCGTGATAACGATCAAACTGGCTTCGTGGCCTTCGCCCGCTTTGATAGTAAAGTGCTAAATTCCGATGCAATCAAACATCTGATTCAAGCCTAATAATGAAAGTTCGATTGTTAACGAGTATCGTGGGAACTGGGTTTTCTCATGACTGCGGCGACATCGTCGAACTCGACGACGCAACCGCAGAGCGTTACATAAAGCGCAGCTGGGCGGAACTACCGCAGCCAGAAACGGCTACCGTAGAACCGCCCCTGCGCGCGACGCGCCCAGAAGCAAAGAAACGTAAAGCAAATAAAAAGGGGCCCCGCTAAATGCACTTAGTTAGCAGCTACAGCACGGCAGAAGTAACAGCCCCGACAGCAGAACCGTTGCAAGTTAGCGAAGTACGGCGGCATCTGTCGCTAGACGATTCGTTCTATGACGACTACCTCAGCAGCCTAATAGAAGTAACCCGCGCGACAGTTGAAGCAGAAACTCACAGGCAGCTTGTTACAGCTACCTATGATATGACAACAGACCAGCTGCCAGCGGGCATAGAAACGCTTTATCTACCCTTCGGGCAACTGCAAAGCATTACGAGCATTACCTACACAGACACAGCAGGGGCCACACAGACCTTTTCTAGTGGCGATTATGACGTAAGCATAGCCCGCGAACCGGGCACCGTGCGGCCCGCCTACGGCGAAGTCTGGCCCGCAGCCCGCGCACAGCAAGAGGCGGCGACAATCCGTTTTATCTGCGGCTACGGGGCAGCGTCAGCAGTCCCCCAGGCTATCAAGCACGCAATGTTGTTGTTGATCGGTCACTACTTCAACAACCGAGAACAGACGACGATTGGCGTTATGGCTATGGAAATACCGCAGGCAGCCGGGGCACTTCTGGCACCGTTCAAACTGGGGGATTCGTTCCAATGGTACGCGCCGGGCAGCTAAGGCAGAGAATCGACATAGAGCAAAGCACGCAAACCGCAGACGCCAGCGGGCAGCTAACAGACTCCTGGGCTAGTGTGCGTGAGTGTTCAGCGCGTGTGCTTGACGTATCAGCAAGCGAGACTTTTAGCGGCTCTCAAATCGAATCAACAACAACAACGCTGGTAATTGTACGCTACCCGCACTCAGGCCCGTTTCCTGATTCAGCTATGCGCGTTGTCTACCGCGACGGCGACACAACCCGCACGCTAAACATTGAAAAAGTGCAGCGGCGTGACGAACGGCAGACAGAAGTCTGGCTGCACTGTACAGAGGATAGCTAACAATGGCACTGAAAAAAGACGCCCTGCAATTTATGGGAATTGAAGAACTGTTCAAAGAGTTCAACGGGCTAACCGACAGCCTACAGCGCAATGTACTGCGCAAAGCCGTAGCAGCAGGCGGCACGGCCCTAGTCAGTTCTATTAGGAAAGTAACCCCGCGCAGTAGAACCACAGGAACGGCAGCCGGTTGGAGTGCTAAAACGCGCGCCCAGCGAGAGAGCAAAGGCAAAGACCCGCTACGCCGGGCAATTAAAAAGAAGCCCTCTAGCAAGTGGAAAAGCAGCCGGGCGGCTAGTGCTGCGGGTATTATTGGCGTCACTATTGGGCATGACTGGTTAATAGCCCCGCATAGTTGGCTGGTAAACTACGGGCACCGGGGTTTTTACTGGTCAAAAACGTCAAGCGGTGAACGGGTAGCCGGGACTAACTATTTTCAAAAGGGCATCGAAAACGCTACAGCAGCAGTTAGAAGCAAGGTTACGACAAAAGCCCGCGCTGCACTAGCTGAGGCAGTCGAGAAACAAAGAAAATAATATGGCAAACACTGGCAGCAACATACGAACCTACCTGTTGACGAAATCGGCAATCACCGATGTTGTAGCCACTCGCATTAGGCCAGACGTTTTAGCCCAGGGCGATAGCTTGCCCGCTATGGTTTACCTTGAATTATATACGAGTCATGTGCATACTTTAGCGGCAGCGGCTGGCATTGAGGAGTGTATGCTAGAATTCGCCTGCTACAGTGAAACCAGGGTAGAAGCCGACAGCCTAGCCGACTTGGTAAGGCAGCAGCTACAAGGCTACCGGGGGACCGCTGGAAGCGTTGAAGTAATAAGCAGCACACTAGACGACACGGGGCACAGCTACGAGCACCCGACAGACGACAGCGACAGCGGCAAACATATAACGACGCTAAGGTTCAGAATTCACGTTATAGAAACAATACCAACTTTTTAAGGGAACTTAGATATGGCAGACACAGGCAATGGCGCTACAGTAACCTTTGGAACAACCAGCTTTACCGGCGATATAATCTCTATTGGCGGCTTGGAAGTAACAAAAGACGTGATAGAGATTACAGAGTTGGCGCACACAGGGCGAAAGCGTTTTATGGTCGATGACTTAGCCGAGATTGGCGAAATCAGCATTGTGGCGTACTCTGACGCTGCCCTGCCTGATATTGCACACGACTACGGCGCGTCGATTGATGAGGTTGTTACCATTACCTACCCAATTAAGCCCGGCGGCAGTACCGGCGGGACTGTAGTTTTTGGCGGGCGTGTGGTTAGCGTTAAGGCAGCCGATGCAGAAATGGGCGAGATTATGCAAGTAGAGATGACAATAAAGGGTACAGGCGTTTCCAGTGGCTTTGCTTTCACGGCTGGCAGCTAATGAAAATTACCTTTGACGACCACCCGGCGCGGGTTTGCGTTGACGGCGAAATGGTGCCAGCTGTGCCCGATCAACGTATGATCAGGCTTGACGGCTTACACGCCGGGTATTGCGGGACGACTGCGGGGCGGCCCGTTTCAATGATTCGACACTACGGAGAAGGCATTATCCTTAGAGTCAGGGACGAAGTGACAACCCGTTACGGGCGGCCTAGCTCTATTACACAACCACCAAGCCCGGAGGAATACCAGTGAGCGCAGCAACAAAAGAGAGCCTTTTTAAATGCAAGAGCAGGCGTTACACAACCGTCAAGGTTGGAGGCTTAGAATTCACGTTTCAAAGCCTAAGCGAAGCAGAGAAAAGCAACTTTGAAAAGCAAGTTCTGAACAAAGACGGAAACGTTAAAGACAACAGCCGTAGATTGTTGTTGATTGCTACGCTAGTTGACGGAGAAACGCACAAGCCGCTGCTGGATGATTACGACATTGGCGAACTTGGAGAACTGGACGGCGCGGTTACTAGCCAGCTATTTGACGCAGCAATGTCGCACGTTGGCTTTGCAGATAACGAAATAGAGGTACTGGAAAAAAACTCCAGGCCGACGAAAAAAGGCGGTTCGCCTTCCGCCTAGCGGTTACTGTCGGCACCTGGGACGTTGATAAGTTACTTGAAGAAATACCAGCGGAGTTGTTCACAGAATGGATTGCTTACTACCGTTTAGAACCGTTTGGGGATGAGTGGCTACAAACCAGCTACCTGTGCGCGATAGTTCGTAATCTGGTAGCAACCCGCGAAAGCGAACTGGTAGACTTGGACCATTTCGTACCCGACTTCGGGACAGGACATAAAAAAACAAAACAGTTTGACGCAGCCGCGCATGAATCACAGATGGCTGCAATGTTTGGGAAGAAGTAAATGGCTGCAAATCTCGGCTCTTTAGTTGCCAACATAACCGCCAACACTAAACCTTTTTCCAAGGGCATGAAAACGGCGGGCGGTGACATGGGTAAGATGCAGCAGAGTGCTAAAAAGTTTAGCCTCAAGAGCATGTTAGGCAAGATGGCCTTGGCAGCCGGGGCTGCTATGGCGTTTGCTAAGGCACTAGCAGGCGTCAAAGACCAGATGGCAGAACTTGACAAACTCGGCAAGACAGCCGACAAGCTGGGAATCGGCGTGCAAGAACTGGAGCGGCTGCGTTACTCGGCTTCACTTGCGGGCGTTGAGGCTGCTGGATTTGACAAGTCACTAGAAAAAATGCAGCGGGGGTTATCTGAAGCCGCCCACGGTATGGGAACCGCTAAACTAGCCCTGGACGACTTAGGCATTAGCGCGGCAGAGCTAGCCCAGCAAGCACCCGACAAAC